GGCGTATTGTGCGTATAACGCATACGAGCAAAATGCATTGTTCTGTCCATTAAGGGCCCCTCCGAAGATATTTCCTTAATGGATCCACATGACTGAAGGTCATTGCCAAGCTTACAGGTGGTTGAAAAGGTTGGGATCTGGCAAGCCCAACCGCCTTGGAAGATTTATGTCCACACTAACGTAGTCGCATTCGTCAGCCCGGTCACTGGGATCTCAAGAGGCGTGAACGCCCGGAACTGTCCGGACGTTATCTGGCCAATTGCGACCCAGTAGGTCGCTCCTTCGATTCCAACTGAAACCGAACCCCCGGTCGTGCCAAGGGGATTGAGCGTCACACGTGTTCCTCTAGGGAAAATACGGACGGGGACTGATGGTGAAGGTGCTGCTGCTTCCATAACAGCAAGCGGGGTTGTGCACGTTCTTGTCGTGCCTGGCACAAAACCCGTACCTAAACCTGGATACGTAAGTGTAGTGGTGGAGACGGAAACATTTGTGGCGGTTGGCCATGTACCCCGGAGTCCTGGAACCCCTGGGTCAACGGCGTTAACACCAGCAAAGGGCACGTAAAGGCGCACCCTATATCTCAACATCAACTGGAAAGTACATGCTGAAGACACATCGCCTGCTACCACTATAACCAAGCGCCCAGGTGAGTACCGACGAACGTCGGAACCCAGCTGTGTGTACATCTCGGGTTTATCCGGAGTGTTCACTTGGCAACCGGCTTCTGATTGAACCCAGTTTTGGCGTACCGTTGTCGCGCGTAGAGCCGTGAGGTAAGATATCAACTCACTGGCTGTGTCGGGAACCGGTGCCTCCGGATCCTCAACCCAACCCATGGTGTAACCACTTGTGACGGTGGAACCATTGAGCGCTACTAAATTGAGAGAACAAGTCTTCCAATCTATGCGTTGCCAACAATTCGACAGGATGCCTAAACGTCGTGCCGACTGTGGAGTAATCAAAGCGTTGAAAACGGTCTGCCCAGCTGTGGAGCCGGACGCAACGTTTAAAACACTAATAACTTCCTCTCCCTGGACGTGATATTCAGATGAATTCCAAGGCATGGTGGCCTTGTTGTTCACCCCGACAGGGAGCAACGGTGTGCGTGCTTGATTATTGGACTGCATGTTGTTGCGATTTTGCGCACGATCGCTGGTGCGCGCAGGAGCGGATTTGCGGCTATTGCCTCGGGTTGATCTTGATCTTGTCATGATTAACTCAAGGTGCGGTACGGGACCTCATCAAAAGTTCGCAAATCTCCGAGCTCTGGGAGCTCGATCTCAACTGTTTCTATTCGCAACTGTTCCTCTACGGAAATGCCCCATGCACGGGCATAACTCATGCGCGCTTCCATTGTTGGTTCTATGAGACGCGCTCGAGTTGGCCGGATATACTCCTTGGAAGCCATATAATGGTTTCCTGTGACCATGTAGCCCTTGCCGAGCTTACTAAGTTTTTCCCCTATGTGTTGCGCAATGGGTAGTCCTACTCCAAGCGCGATCTCACACAACCCAACGGATCGCAAGTACTTGCCTCGACATTGGGGCGTGACTTGTTGTACAGCCCACGGGAGGCGTGCAAGAAGTCTCGCAGGGTTACGCACCATTCTCCAGCTTACGCCGTCAAACACTGCGCGAGTTTGACAGAATTCCATGTCCTGGAACTCTTTTGTGACAACATCGACCTTTGTTGCCATGCCAAACTGCTTGAAAAACTTGGGGTCTACCTCAACATCCCCTTCAACAATCATCACACTATCGTCACCATCCACGTAAAAACATGCTTCCCAACCATTATGGTCCGCAAAGTCTTTGAGCATACAGTAGTTTCCTAAACTGTTGCCCATTCCGGTGTTTTGGTCGCCGGAACACCTAGTGCCTCTTGTTCGGTACTTGGTGCCGTGTTTGGTGCTTCCCTTGTTGTTGATTTGCATCTCCAACAAGCGAGAGAGTTCTTCTCGATCGCATTTAGGGAACATGGATTTGTAAAACTTGTGTTCAAGTCTCAACAGCTCCACGCCGAAGTGTGCATCGAACTTGGAATGGTCCATGCATATGATTGTCGGGTTTCTGAAATGTTGAAATTTCGCCCAAAGGTCTTGCCCTCGCTGCACAAGATTGCGGCCCTTTGCAAATATTGGAGTACCTGATATGTCCAATTTCTTGTACAGTTCTCTCTCCACAGGGTGGAGATAAGTTGCCAAACGCAAACAATACCTTTTGTTTCGATACTGTATGCACCTTGGAGCGCCGAAGTCAGGGTTGCCGTCAGTGAAAACATGAGCTTTATCAGCTTTCAGGAACATTTTCACCGCGCCATCCTCAGGTTGAATAGGATAGACTTCAAGGCTTAATTTGGCCGAGAGAAGGAGTTTACGCTTAGCGCCTGCACTGTGGGCAATCACAGTATCTTCCGAGCAGGGACTAACCGTCTTGATGAACGGTCTGAGATGTCTAGACAAGTTAGACTTTGAAACATATCTGAGACCATCATCGAGTTGGTGCCGTTGTTTTAGAGCCACCAGTTCGTTACACACACACCCTTTGTGCGTCCAAACATAGCTGTCGTTCAACTCTGGAATGCTGTAGTTGAATAATTTGGTGGTTCTGCGTTTACAATGACAAACGCATTCCTTGGCGTTAACACTGCTACCTGGCAAGGTTTTGTTGGGTCCAGGTCTTCCGGACGTACAGACAGCAGTCAAGGTGCGGCATTCCTATCTGCTCTTGCCGGGCATCTCCTTAAGTTTCTTGTTTCCAAGTAACCCACGGACATTCCCGACAAGGCCGCTTTCGAGGAATTTGTTGTTCTTACGCACCTCCTCAAGTGCGCTATCATTCTTAAGTCCCGCCCTTACGGCTTGTTCAGCTTGTGGGACTCGGATCGCGGCTTCTACCGTCCTGACGGAGAGCTTGTACATCTCCTCCTGGGTATAAGCACTTGTGTCAAACGTACGCAGGTGCTTTTGCAGGCGACCGTGCATTAAACGCAATACTTCGGTCGTTCGGGGGGTGAAGGCGAATTCCATCAACAAGAAGTGTGTCAGCTCCTTGTCAGCCCATTGATGGTCGAGCTTTCGCATGGAGCGTTTTGCGCTCCTAGCAATGATGGAATTGTCGATTATCGCGCATTCCTTTGAAAAAATGGGCTTATTCGACTCCGTACAGAGACCTGATTTTACGGTCGCTGCATAAGAAGGGCCACTGTATTGTGGCAGATCCCTTTTCTTGTCTTTCGCTGGATCAGGCGTAACTTCCGCAGCCGGAGGGGCTGTTCCAGTCCCTCGCGAAACTTTCGCAGGCATAGCAGAAGATGGACCGGGTGGTACAGGGGGTGCCGGAGCGGTGTGCCGTTTTCTCGTACGGTCCCCGCGCGATTGCTCTTGAGGCGCAGGTGGGGCACGATCTTCGGGCCTCCCACTCGTCCTCCTGTCGCCTTTCTTTTTGTTGGGCGGCGAGGACTTGGGCACTTGGTTGGACTGTTTTCCGCCAACCTTCGAACCAGGTTTGTCCACGTTCCTTTTGGGTGTGGACCCGCCGGACTTGCCGGTTGAACTCTGCTTGAATTGCTTTCGCAGAGCCTCTAGTTCGCCTTCGAGTTGCTTCACTCGAGCGCGGAGGGTCCGGGCCGCTGCGGCTCTCAAATCCTCCTTCGACCAGCGGTGCTTTGATAGCAGGGATTGCTGACTTCCCTGCTTGGCACCGTTTCCCGTGGTCCTTTCTTTGACGCGAATTTTGTTCGGGTCTGTAGCGGCCGCTTTTGCGGCGGCATTGGCGGCTGGCTGTGGATGAATCCACCCAGCGGCCGGGGGGTGTCCTGTAGTGTTAGTGGTTTTACCGCCACTTTTCACGCCCAGGCTGCAGCGCTTGTTTCGGTTCGCACCCGCTTCCCTAACACGGTGGGATCCCTGACCAGGCCCTTTTCCGTGTCCCAAGCTCGAAGTGCTAACACCAGTACTACTCTTGTTCATACTGATCGGTATAGTCGTGGAACCGGC